CGGGACATGGTCACCGGCTGGGACGAGCTGCGCCGCCGCGTCAAGGCGGTCACCACCTCCCACGGCGACGAGGCCATCGAACTGCGGCCCGCCCCGACGCTGATCTTCGGCTCCGGCGGCCGGCGCATCCGCCGCAACGTCGCCGCCCGGCTGCGGTTCCTGGCCCGCTCCCGCGGATCGGGCCGCGCGTTCACCGCCGACACGGTGGTTTACGACGAAGCGATGATCTTGAGCGACGAAGTGGTCGGGGCCTCGCTGCCGACCCTGAGCGCCGTGCCGAACCCGCAGGTCATCTACATGGCCAGCGCCGGTTACCGGGACTCCATCCAGCTGGCCGCGGTGCGTCGCCGGGTGCTCAAGCGCGACCCCACGCTGATGGGCGCCGAGTGGTCGATCAACCCGCACACCGACACCTGCCCGCGCGATGAGATGCGGGGCCGCAAAGTCAACCGGTACGTGGTCTGCGCACAGCACGACGACCGGGATGACCCGCGCTCCTGGGCCAAGGCCAACCCGGCGCTCGGCGTGCGGATCGCCGTCGACCACGTCGTGCACGAGCTGGAGGCGATGACCGCCCCGACGTTCGACCGGGAAAGGCTCGGCGTCGGCGACTGGCCGGCCGGGGACGAAGCCTGGGCGGTGATCAGCGAGGAGGCGTGGGGCGCCTGCGCGATGTCCGACCCCGGTGGCGCCACCCGGCCGGTTACCTTCGCCATCGACATCGACCCCGATATGCTGTCCGCCTCCATCGCCGCCTGCTGGGAGCGGCCCGCCCAGCCCGGCAGCCCGGAGCCCAGGTTCGTGATCGAGATCCCGCGCGGCTGCCACCGGGAGGGCACCGCCTGGATCATGCCGCAGCTGCTGGAGCTGCGCCGTAAGTGGAAGCCTGCCGCTGTCGCTATCCCGCGCAACGGCCCGGCCGCCGCGCTGATCAGTGACGCCGAGAAGCAGGGCATGGAGATCTTCGCGATGTCCAGCGCGGACGAGGCCGCCGCGTTCACTCTGCTGGTCACCGGGGTCCGCGACCGGACCCTCCTGCACCTGGGCCGCGAGCTCGCTCCCGGCCTGCACTCCGCGGTAGCCAGTGCCGAGACCCGCGACGTCGGCGACGGCGGCCGGGCCTGGTGCCGCCGCGACTCCGCATCCGACATCACCCCCGTTACCAGCGCGACCAACGCGCACTGGGCGCTGAACCGCAAGCGCCGTCATTACGATCTTTTGGCTTCAGTCAGGTAGGCAGACATGAACGGGCTAGACGAGGCCGCCGTGGTGGCCAGGCAGGACCTGATCGCAGCCGACCCCCGGGCGCCCTGGGATGTCCTGGTGCTGGCCGGCCACGTGCAGCCGTACATCGAGGCCGCGCAGGACCCCCGGGTGAGCATCGACATCCTGCCCGTGCCGCTACCGCCACGATCAGCCAGCAAGACCGGCACCGAAGACACCGCAGGAGGAGACCATGCCGCCCAGGACCCATCACACCACAGCCGAAGCAGCCGAGCCGGAAGCGGCGCCGGGCACCAGCCCGGTACCCGGAAAACCGCTGAGCCAGGTGGAGGCGGAAGCACCGCCTGACGAGGAGACCGCCGCGCTGTGGGCCGCCGAGTACGAGTCCCGGATGGGGGCTCATGAGGCCGCCCTGGCCGCGGCTGCGGCACCCGCTGAGGCCGAAGCCGCCGAGGAGACGAGCAACCCGCGGGACTGGTCACCGTCTGAGTTATAGCCGCGTACACCCTCTATATAGTCGGCGCGCGGCGCTTACCCCACGCCAGATCGGAAAAAAGTTATGACAACTTTGAGTGAGCGCCCGGCTCCGCTCCCGGACCGGATCCAGGAGGACCGCACCGAGCGGGCCGAGGCCGCCGGCGCCGTCGCGGAACAGGTCCACGGCCGGGCCGTGCTCACCGCCATCGGCGCGGTGTTCTTCGCCATCGGCTGGGTGATCGGAGCCGTCGTGAGCATCCTCGGGTACATGTGGGGCGCGCTCCGGTTCGGGTACGCCCAGGGCCGGATGGTCGTGCCGTCGCCGCCCCGGACGCCGAGCCAGCCTAGGCCGGCGAGCAGCGGTGCCTTACCAGGTCACCCCGGTTGACGGCGGCTTCAAGGTGGTCAACACCGAGACCGGCAAGATGGTCAACCCGGGCGGCAGGCCGCTGCCGCACGTGATCGCCACCAAGCAGTTTCGGGTGCTGTCCGGACTGGAGAACGGCTGGGCGCCGACCGGTGAGCCGTCCGAGCTGACCCCGGACGACAAACCTGACCTGTACGCCTGGGACAGCGCCAGCTGATCCGGACGGCCGCTACCCGCGCCGGCCGCCGGTCGCCTGCCGCAGCGCCCGGGCTGCGCCGGACCCGCCCGGGTAGCGGAACGCGCGCTGCTGCGCCGAGCCGGCCGGGGCGGCGCTGCGGTCCCCGTCCACGCCGGGTTCACCCATGTTGTCTTCCATGGCGTTCATGTGGTCGCCGGCGGCGCTCATGTGGGCCTTGGCCATCGCCAGGTGCCCGGCCGGGCTCATGTCCGGGGCGCCGTCGTCGTGCGCGTCCAGGTCGGTCTTCGGGGTCTTGTCGTCGGCCATCTCTCCTCCTCGTGCCGGGGATGGCCGCCGGCTCCGCGGGCACCGGGCCGCAGCGGCTAGCCTTCAGTATGACCCAGGTTCCGCCGTCTCGCCCGAAGGCCCGCCGCGTCCGATAATGGTGGCATGCAGCTGATAGTGGACCTGGATGACGGGACCGGCCGGGACAAGCTGATGGAGATCCTGGACACACTGTCCGCCTACCGCCCGTATGTGCGCACGGCGATCATCGTGGCCAGCTACGATCCGGCCCAGGTGGAGCCGCCCGCCGAGACGGTGGCGTGATGGCCGCGGTGATCGTCCGGCTGGAATGCGCCGACACCGGAGAGGCCGATCAGCTCGCCGCGGCCGTCCGGGACGCCGGGGTGCTGACATACCAGGCCCGCGAGGACGGCAGGACGATCTTCATTCACGTCACCGAGACCATGGTCGAACCGTGATCCTCATCGAGCAGCATGCCGGATTCTGCAGGCGACGGCGGCCAGGCTGCGGCGAAGCGGGCATCTGGAAACCCTTCTACCAGGGCTTCATCTGCGAGAACTGCCTGCTGCTCGATCAGGCTGACGTCCGGGCCGGGCGCAATCCTCCCGGTGACGGCGGCGTCGGCACGCTGTTCCGCCAGGCGGACGAATGAGCGATCCTCCCGCCGATGAGAACATCGTCTCGGTGCACATCCCGTCTGCCGCGCTGGCCGGCGAGATCGAGTTCGCGATCGCCTACACCATCGCGTGCAACCCGGGCCGTAATTTCGCCGCGCCGCCGGATCGCAAGCTGCTCGCCGAGGCGATCGTGGCCATGCTGTACGAGCGCGCGGAGGCCGGGCTGTCAGGAATGAGGATCGAAAACGCCGGCCAGCCTGGCGGGAGTTCATAAACAGACGTAACCTTGCGTTAGCCATAGCCCGCGGCCGGAACGGAGCCGGGTCCGTCCGTCCGTCCGCAGGGGAGCCTTCAGGTCCGTGAAGGCGATCGAGCGTATCACCTGCCGCGTCAGCGGTTCTTCTGCGCACCCTCTTTCGTGTGAGAGGGGGTGATATGGGAGTATGGGACTTTTCGAGCGTATCCAGTCGAGCAGGGCTGAGACACGTGTGATTGGCGGGGTGCCTTGGCGCCCTTGGGACAGTCCTTACTGGTTAGGCGTTTTGATACTGGAGGGCCTGTCCATCCTAGTAGACAGGTTTTCGGCACCGACCGGGCTCTCGGTCTGCCCGCCCTGTACGCCGGCACCAACCTGCTGGCGTCCTCGTGCGCGGCGCTGCCGCTGAAGCTGTACGTCAAGCCCGGCCCGCGTGACAACCGGACCCGGCGGTACACCGGCCCGTCGATTTTCGACAACCCGAGCTCCACCGGAACGATTTTCGACTGGCTGTTCACGGCCATGACGTCGCTGCTGCTGCAGGGCAACGCGTGGGGGTACATCACCGGGCGCGACGGCTACGGGCTGCCCAGCGGCATTGAGTGGATCCCGCCCGAGGACGTCAACGTCACCGACGACGAGATGCAGCCGTGGAACCCGATGCGTGCCCGGATCTACGTCTACGGCCGGCTGATGGACCGCAGCGAGCTGTTCCACGTCAAGGCGTTCAGCTTGCCCGGGCGCATCGAGGGGATTTCCCCGCTGCGCGCGTTCGCGCTGACCATCCTGTCCGGGTTGGAGGCCGAGCGCTACGGGACCGACTGGTATATGGCCGGGGGTTTCCCACCTGGGACTTTCCAGAACAACGAGCTGGAGGTCTCCGACGAGCAGGCCCAGGAGATCCGGGCCATGCTCGTGTCCACGATGCGCCGCCGTGAGCCGCTGGTGTACGGACGCGACTGGGACTACAAGCCAGTAGTGGTGCCGCCGAGCGAAGCGCAGTTCATTGAGGCGCTACGGATGAATGCGACGCAGATTGCCTCGGTGCTAAACCTGCCACCAGATCGCATTGGTGGTACTCGCGGGGACAGCTTGACCTATAATACTGTAGAGCAAAGCACACTGCAAGTTATAGAAGCGTTGCGGCCGTGGCTCGTGAGGCTGGAGACGGCGTTCTTCAACCTGCTGCCGACCAACCGGTACTGCCGCTTCAACAGCGATGCCATGCTCAAGACCGATCTCAAGACCCGCACCGAGATCTACGACCTGCAGCGCTCAATG